CGAAGATAACGAAGATCAAATCGAAACTGAAAGCGCGGAATTGCTGGAAGAAGATCAAATTGAAGATCAGAACGACAGCGACGAAGACGAAAACGCAGACGACGACGACGATCAGGAAATTGTTTTAGACGGTGACGAAGGGTCGCACCCAAAGGACGACGAAAATCACGGAATTAGAAAAAGGATCAATAAGCTAAACGCGAAAGTTGCCAAAGCAGAAACGGGGCAAGAACAATCAACCGCCGATTTGGAAGTAGAGCGCGAACGTAACAGACTGTTACAACTCGCATTAGACCAACAAGCCGCGCCTGTTGATGGGCCACCAGACCCAGACGATTTTGACAATGGGGTTGCAGATGCGGAATATATCAAAGCATTTCAAGCCCACATTGCAAAGGGCGTCATGTCTGACATGATGAAAGCGCAACAAACGACGCGAGTACAGACCGAAACAGATAGCGCATTAAACGCGCGTCAAGTGGCCCACTATCAAAAAGCCGCTACGTTGAGGGTTAAGGACTATGACGAAATCGAAGACAAAGCGATTGCAGTTTTGGGGCAAAAAGTCACAAACGAGTTAATCAAAGAGTTCGATAAATCGCCAGAAATCCTGTATTATTTGGGCAAAAACCCAGCGGAGTTAAATCGCATCAACGCTTTTATCCAAGACAATAAGACCATGAGGGCCGTCGCAAGAATTGGAGTGCTAGAAGACCGACTGAAAACGCGTCCGAAAGCTAAAATAAATCATGCACCTAGCCCAGATGGGGAACTATCCGGCGGGGGATCAGGCAGGCCACAAGGCAAACGCGGCCCAAAAGGTGCAACATTCGAGTAGGATCGAAAAATGTCTAATAACTTTGACAGCAACTTCACACGGAAATTAGCCGGTGTATTTCTTGATAAATTTGAAAGTACGCGGGTCATGTCTAAAAACGTGAATACGCAGCTTTTATCAGGAAAATTCGACGAAGGCAGCGGCGAAAACGTAGATTTTAAACGTCCAACTGACTACAAGTCGAACCGTTCAGCGGGGGGTGATATGACATCGGTTGCACCCGATAGCATCATTTCAGGCAAGGCGACTGGTACTGTGCAAGATTACTTTACAGTGCATGTTGACTTTAACGAAGCCGATGAAGCTTTGAAAATGGATCAACTTGACCAACTGCTTGCACCTATGGCAACCCGTATTGTCACAGACCTTGAAGTCGATTTTGCCGCGTTTATGATGAAAAATTCAGGCTTACTTGCTGGTACAATCGGCGAAGGCGTGGCAACCTGGGATGAAGTCGCAACGGCGGGCGCGGTTATGTCTTCGAATGGCGTCCCTGCGGATGATGATTGGTATTATGCGGTTAACCCGTACACACAAAAATCACTTGCGGGTGTTCAGCGGTCACTTGGCGCGGTTGATCCATTGGTTAAAACGGCCCATGAAAAAGCAACAATTTCTGACGATTTTGCGGGTATGCGCGTAATGACTGCCACGACTTTGGCAAGCTATACGTCAACGGCTCTTACTGATCGTGCCGGGGTTATTGGTTCTATTGATGTTACTTACCTAACTGCAAAAGACACTATGACGCAATCTATCGCTTGTACTGGCTTTGAAGCGGAAGTTAACACAATCCCAGCGGGTTCGGTGGTTCAGATCACAGGCCGCAATCGTGTCAACCAATCAACACGTCAGCCTATCCTAGACGATACAGGGGCAAATATTCCTTGGACTGGTGTAGTTACTACCGATGCGTCCACAACGGCAGGCGGTGCGGTTACTCTGATCGTTTCAGGGCCAGCCATTTGGGAAACAGACGGGGCGCACAATACAACCGATACAGCCGCCGCCGCCGCCGATGTAATCACCATCCTTGGTGCAGCGTCTACGCTTTATCAGCCTAATCTATTCTGGCATAAACAAGCGTTTGGCATTGGTTCAGTTCCAATCAAGAAGTTGTATTCAACTGATACCTTGGCAACAACTGAAGACGGTTTACAGTTCCGTATTTCAAAAGGTGCCGACTTCTTGGCGAATAAACAAATGGTGCGTTTTGACTTCCGCCCTGCTTATTCGGTTCTTAACCCATTCTTTGCGGGCCAAGGTTACGGCGTAGCGTAGGGTTGAAGGCAATAATAATCGGGGCAGGTTTCGGCTTGCCCCTTTTCCACATTCAAATCGGAGAATTAAAATGGCACTTTGGAAAAAACCAAACGGCACGCAAATCGAAACAAACGACTTAGAGAAAACTATTGAATACGCAAAATCTCTTGGTTGGAAACGTCTAAAAAACAAATTAAAGGGCGATCCACAAGTTAACCCAAAAACGAAGCAGATAATCTCGGAGTAAGCTTATGACCACGGGAACTGAAATTATCACGGACGCACTAAAAGAAATTGGCGCGTTTTCTGTTGTTTCACCGGCGGCACCTGAAAGCATTGAGGACGGGCGAAAGAAGCTTAATTCAATGCTTGAAATGTGGTTAACACGCGGCATTGTAATTGCATTTAGCCCACTTGAAGCCGCGGGCGATGATTTAAACGAACCCGCCGATTGCCGCAATGGGATTGTCACTAATCTAGCTTTAGAATTGTCACCTTTATTCAGCAACGGCAATCAAATCATATCGCAACAACTTCTATCCAATGCAAAGCGCGACTTTAATAATATTAAATCTTTATACGGTTGCGTAACTGTACCAACTAAAGTTCTTTCATCCACAACACCCACAGGGGCCGGAAATAGCCAGAATAACACATATTCAAGAACATTCTGGAAACAAGGCGCAGGGGTTAAAAACTAGGGGCGATCAATGCCACAAATACCCTTTCCTAATGGATTTTCACAAATTGAAAACCTACCCAAAAGCCGAGAAAGCCTAGTAAACTGCTTTAATAATGGGCAGGGATTTATCATTTCAAGACCTGGCATTGATGCGCTTGCGACGGTTTCAGGTGTTGCGCGTGGTCAGTTTGTTTGGAATGGTTCGCTTTATCAAGTTTCTAGTGAAAACCTAATCAAAATCACCAACACGACAACCGGGGCTAATTCCACTATAGGCACCATTGCTGGCAACGAAATAATTCAAACCGCAATCGGATTTAATACGGCGGTTATTGTTGTGAAGGGTGGCGCGATTTATACGCTTGATAAGTCAGATACGCTTGTGACAATTTCGGGCAATTCTAACTTTGAGCCATGCGACGCGGTAACACATATAGACGGGCGGTTTGTCTATATTCCAACTGACGGCGCAAACCCCGCGTTCTTTTCCGACATTGGCGCGGCGGGTACTGTTCAAGTATTAAGCTTTTTCGATGCAGAGGAATTGCCAGACCAAAACGAAACAACATTTAACTTGCGCAATACGCTTTATATTGGTGGTACAGATAGCTTCGAGTTGTTCAGGGATACAGGTGCAAGCCCGGTGCCTTTCCAGAGGCTTACAGGTGCAAGAATTGATTACGGATTCATAGGCGGGCTTGTACCCTATTCAGACACTTATGTTTTTATAGGTCGCGCGAAAGATCAAAACTTTGGCATTTATGCTATCAACCAAGGCAAAGCTGATAAAATATCTAATGAAGCCATAGACGCCATTTTAAAAACACACAGTTTAGAGGCATTATCCAACGCCATTCCCAATCGATTTAAATGGCGCGGGTATGACATTATTACGTTTTCCATATCGACTGAAAGCTTCGGTTTCTTTAATGGCTCATGGTTTATTCTAAACAAATCTATAGATGGCATAGAAACCCCTTGGGATGGTGGATTTATAAATCAATTTGATGGCGAATATTATTCTGCATCGGTCAACAGAATTGGGAAGCTTTCAAATTCAAATACGGAATACGGTGAAACAATACCCCGCGTTATTGACATTCCATTTCAGCAACCTGAAAATGAATGGTTTTCCGCTCAATCTGTTTCCCTTAATATTAGCCAAGGTTTCAATACTGGTGCTGCAACGGTTGGAATGGCCCTAAGTCGAAACAATGTGGAATATGGCGAATGGTTGTTTCGAGATTTGGGCGCATTGGGCCAATATGATAATCATTTAGAATGGAACTATCCTGGCGGGCTTGGTTCTTATAATGGTTTTATGGGCCTTAGATTTTACACGACCCAGAACGTAGAGTTTGACGCTAACGGGCTTTATGCGAATTTCAGGGGGTAGGTTATGACAAAACTTGTAAGCGTACCAGAACACGGCGAAACAATAGTTCAAGGGGGCATCGCATCGCCAAGCATGCAACTTTTCTTTGATGAATTGTTATTGCAGATAAACGGGCTTTTATTGGGCGCGGCTTTAACATTGCCAAGCTATACGGTTTTAACAGTTCCAGACGCTACAATATGGGGCGCGTCTATGATTTATGTTACAGACGAAACCGGCGGGGCTATTCCTGCATTTAGTGACGGTACAAATTGGCGGCGCGTGACGGATCGGGTGATTATATCATGATAGAGCGCACGCAAGACTATCGAAGGGTTAAGGCATTGACCCTTGCAAACCCTGCCGAGGGCGTCCCAGAGTGGGAACTAATTGTGTCGAGAGACTTCTTCTATTTGATTGAAGTTCAGGGCGGCGTTGATGTTGGCGTATGGGCTTTTGAGCCTGAAGAACACGGCGTTTATTCTATGCACACGGCAATGTCACCAGATTGCAGGGGCAAAGCGGCGGTTGTTAGCGGTTTATCCGCGATTAAATGGCTTTATGATAATACAAAGGCCGATAAAATCATTGCACCGGTGCCAAAGCGTCTAAAACATGCGCAACGTATTCCTATTAGTGCTGGTTTAGTGTATGACGGAATGCAAGAAGACAGGAAAATATACAAAATGGATCGTATTCTATTCAATAAACTAGGCGAGGTTACATAATGGTTTCTTTAATTGGGGCGGTAGTATCAGGGGCCATTGCTGCCAAATCTGCCAGTAAAGGCCGAAAAGCAGCGGGTGCGGCGGCGGGAGCAGCGAATACAGCGATCAATCGCGGCATATCTGAAATTCGCAATCAGTTTTCCAACACGTCCGAAAGTTTTCAGCCATTCCTTGATGCAGGTCTCGGCGGTCTGCAACAACAGCAACAGGCGTCAACGCTTGGCGGATTGGGGGATCGGCTGGCGGATATATTCGGCAGTGGCGCACTTGACCCATTGATTGCAGAACGTACCCGCGCGGCACAAGGCCAGCTTGCAGCGGGCGGGTTGACGCGTTCAGGAACGGCAGTTCAGGAAATCGCGGGAATACCACAAGAATTAGGATTTGCTATCGAACAGTTACTTGCAGGTCGTCAGGGAGACTTGGCGAATACTGGGTTCACAGCAACGCAAAATTTAGCACAGATCGGGTCTGCTAATGCGGCAAATATCGGTAATTTAGAAGCCAATAAAGGCGCGAATACATCGAGCGGAATATTGGCGGGGGCGCAAGCCAGCGCGTCAGGCCTAGGACAACTTGGGAATATTTTTAGTTCTCTTTTAACGTCTGGCAGAGGTGGGGCTTCTTCATTCGCCTTTTCAGACCCACGGCTAAAAACCAATGTCGTAAGGGTTGCATCACTTGGCGAATTGGGCGTGTATCAGTGGGACTGGATACCAGAGGCAAAGGGAACGAGCATTGCGAACCAGCCTACCCTTGGATTCATGGCCGACGAGGTTGAAGAAAAGTATCCAGAATATCTTGGCGAGTTCATGACATGGAAAGGCATCCATTACGGCCCGCTTTTAGATCATATCGAAGATGAACTCTTAATAATCCCGTATAATTCTTGTGACCGTATAGGAGAATCTCATGCCAACACTACAAAACATTAACGGCAGAAGCCTTGTAGCGGATTTAACTAGATCGTTAAACAGCCTTGACCAATTTGCAGAACGGCGTCGCGCAGATACTAAAGAGCAGGAAAATATTCGGCTTGCTGAACAGGCTAGGGGTATCGGTGGCGGTGCAGGTGGCATCCAACAAACTTCAGGCATTCCAGATACGCAACGCGGGCAAGGTATTTTTCCAAGTGCAAGGCGTCAAGAAAAGTCGGGCGGGTTTCTAAGCAAGGTAGCCCCCGCCTTATCTGATATATTGGGGAACATTAACCAGAGCCGTGACCCAGACGCCATTGACCAGATGCGTAACGAGGCGGAGATTGGCAGAACCACGTCTGAAGCAGTCCTAAACGCTAAATCACGAAATGAAAAGCAGGCTATTATCTTAAAGCGGGCTGATGAAATCAGAAAAGCGGGCGGCGACAATCGGGAATTGTTAAAGGCGGCGGGGTCTACACCTGCTCAAATGGATTTAGTAGCCCTAAAAGAAAAGCTAGTTAGCAACGCGGCACTTGATGTGCTGCCAGCCCCAACGGATGCAGAACGATTGCGGGCGCGTGCTGCCTTGTCTGTGCGTGATCCTAATGCGCTTGTAGCGATACAACGAGATGAAAAAGTACAACGCCAAATTGAGGCACGCAAACGGGCTGAACGACGCGCGGCGGCATCTGCAAGAATAGCGGCAAAAGCCCCAAAAACGGAACTTGGTAGAAAGATTGCAGCAATTCGTGCTGATATTTCAAATAAAAATATTGATGCAGACCGAGGGCAACGGCAAATTGAAGCCCTACAATCAGAACTTGACGTTTCTCTAAACGCGGGCGGCAAGGCACAACGCATTTTAGATTTAGAAAATGATTTGCAAGACGAATTAGACGGCGTTTTACCTGTGGATCAAAGTGATGAAGGCGACCCCGTTGGCGAACAAATCGCGGCGGCGCCTAAGCCATCTGAAACGCAAACCCCCGCCGATCCAAACTTAGTAAATCCTGCATTCAATGCCCTACTTGGTGAAAACCCTGATAGGCCACAGGCCGACGTTTTGGCTGATTTTATGATGGAATCCGCAAGAGAAGATGACACGCGCGAAGATTTAAGCGGAATTGACGGATCAGCAAGCCAGCCGGGGCCACAGGAAATCATATCAACCGAGGAATTGGCGCAACCTTTGCCAGAGCCGCAACGTGGCGGGCCTTCAATGAATGCGAAAGACGCTTTGCAAGATGTATTAAAGGCTCAAACGTTTGTATCGCGCGCTAAAACTGAAGAAGAAAAAACAGCCGCCCAGAATGTTTTCGATAATGCAGTTAAAAGGCGCGAAATTTTATTAGAGGTTGGCAAGTTCACTGGTCAAACAGACATTGGTAAATTGATTGCCGATCAAGCCGCTATCGTTAACCAATTTGGGGAAAACAGCCCGCAAGCGTTGGCAATAAATGAATTGATAGGTTCTATGGAAAGTGGCGAAAAGCCTAATTTAAAAGACGTATCGACATTTCGCAAAGAGTTTACGGCATTGTCAAAAGACTTTATCACAATGTCAAACGCGGTGAAAAAGGTAAACACTTCACTTGACACGGGTGCGGGTGATGTTGCTTTGATTTTTAACTATATGAAAATCCTTGATCCTAATTCTGTTGTTAGGGAAACCGAATTTGCAACGGCAGAAAATACCGCCGGCATACCTACGCGGGTTATGAAAGCATACAACAAAGCCCTAACTGGTGAAAGGTTAACTAATGAAATGCGCGATAACTTCAAAGAGGCGGCAAACGTTCTGTTTCAAGGTGCCGCTGATACGCAAATAAATTGGGAAAATCAATATTCTAAAATTGCTGAAAGTCAAAATTTTGACCCTAGAAATGTTGTTGTGGATTTTGTACCGTCTGCATACCGACCACCACCTGAAGACTTCCCTAAAAGTAGGGATATTTGGAAAGCATTAAGCGAGGATGATAGAGAATTATGGCTACCTTAACGCTCGAAAAACTTAGGGAAAACGCAATCGCCGCCGCTGAATTAAGAATTTCAGGCGGGGGACAAGGTGTTGTACCAGGTGCCGACTTGACCGAAACAAATAGCTTAGAACAGAGAAAAAGCGATGCAATAGCGCGTGCAGAGCAAAAAATTACAGATCAACCAGAAGCCCAAGCCGCCCCAAATCTGTTCGATCGTATAGGGGAACGTCTAGGAAAGCGCGGCGACATACTGGAAGAATTAACAGCCGCGCCGCCAGAAAGCACAGTCGAAAGCCTTGGAAAAGGTTTTCAGCTATTAGGAAACGTCGTGGCGGGCGGGGCTTTAGATGTAATGGGCGAAGTTGTTTCAACTGGCTTTAATTCTATGACTGAATTAGCGTCTAAGCTTACCCCTGATATTATTGAAGACCCTATAGTTGATAAAGTGAAAGAGGCGTTCACATCGGCGGTTGGCACTGACATTGCACAAGCCGCCATTCGTGCGGCGGGGCAGGGGATTGAAGCGTATCAGGCATGGGCAAATGAAAACCCCGAAGCGGCTAAGAATATCAATGCAGCGGCAAACATAGCGTTGGTTGCATTGCCGCTTAAACGTAAACCCAAAGGGGCTAGGGCCACGCCACCAGCCATACCAAAGGCTACAATTTCAGAAGAATTTGCGTCTATTGGTGTTACTCCCACACTTGGAATGACAGGAAAAGGTGGCGCAATAATAGAAAGCGGACTAGAAAGCACACCGCTAACAGCGGGGCGTATTGTGAAAGAGCGTGCGCGTGTAACTGAAGAACTTTCATCGGCGACAAAGGCAATCTCAAAAAAGATAGGTCTAGCCTCAAACAATGTTGACGCAGGGGACGCAATCCAACGCGGTGCGCGACAATTTGTAGAAGAAACGGGGTCAAAGGGCGGTAAGTTATTCGATAGAGTCGATCAATTCATTCCAGATGGAACTGTCGTTACAGCACCAGAAACAGCATCGGCATTGCGTGAAACAATAAAAGGATTTCGGAAAACCCCAGAGATTGCAAAGCTGGTTGACGCTGACAGGTGGGCGCGTATCGCAAGCGAATTAGAAAGTGGCAAACTGACTTGGGAGGCCGCACGCGCTTTAAGGTCAGACATTGGGGCGTCTATTGGAAAAATAACTGGGCCTCTTTCTGATGCAAATCAAGGGCGTTTAAAGCTTGTCTACGGTAAACTTTCAGACGACCTTGCAAATGTTGCAGCTAATGCCGGCCCGAAGGCGTCAGCGGCTTGGTCGCGTGCAAATAAATTTTGGAATGCAAGGCAGACGCGCATCAAGGATTCATTAGATAAAGTTTTGAAGGTAGACACCCCAGAAAAAGCTTTTGCAGCCGTGGAAGCGTTAGCGGCAAAAGATAGCGCAAGGGGAAGTGTTAGAAAGTTATCTGCACTTAAGAGGTCACTACCCCCAGAAGACTGGAACGACTTCGCTGCAACTTTTTTTTCTAAAATAGGGGAAGCACCAGCGGGGCAACAAGGTGCGGCGGGTGGTGGATTTTCTGCTAATACATTTATGACAAAATGGAATAAAATGTCAGCGGCATCGCGTGATTTATTAGCACCAGACAGGGCTACTCTACGTGAACTTAATATACTAGCTAGAACAGTTGAAAAGCTTAAACTGGCGGGCGCAGAAAGAAACTTTTCAAATACGGCTAGAAGCATTGCAACCCTTGCATTAGGTGGCGGTATAGCAACAGCACCAGGCGCGGCAATCACGGCGGCTGGTGGCATTGTGCTTAGTGGGCGTGTTCTTACCAGTAGGCTTTTTGTCCGTGCTTTAAATAGAGGAATTAAGGGCGATTTATCATCTATGGCTAGTCTGGCAAAAAACAGCAAAGACCCAGCGATTGCATTAGCTGCAACATCAATGATGAAAGAGTTAGGTAATAACGCAACAAAGGATGAAACAAAATGAATTTTAAAACTATAAAACTATTCGGTCTATTATGTTTTGTTATAATGATATTATTAGTAACAATATTTGCGTCTGCTTTTATGTTCTATGGGATTTCAGCTAATCCAAGCAGGGCATTCATTGGAATGATTGCAGCAATCGTTGCATATATTGCAATGAATGAGAATACGACAGAAATTTAGGAGTTTAAGACATGCCAGCGGTATTTAATGAAGATACACAATTTGTTAGCGACGGCGGCATTCCGTTAGTCGGTGGTAAGATATATATCGGTGATGTAGATCAAGACCCTGTGGCAAATCCAAAGTCTATATTTTCAGATCGAGAATTTACGTCTGCACTTGCAAACCCGCAAACCATAGACGCAACGGGACGATCTACCAATAAGATTTGGGTAGATGGGAAGTATTCTTTACAAATAAACGACATTAACGGGGCGCAGGTTTTCCAAGACCTTGATCGGGGCGCAAACTCTACAAGCTTGGGTATTGTAAACCTATCAAGTGTTATCGGTGGCAATACTATAACTGCCGTCGCTTCACCAGTTATTACGTCATATACTGATAAGTTGTTTTATATATTCACGGCGGCACAAACCAACACAGGCGCGGCAACGTTGAATATTGATAGCATCGGTGCAAAAGCGATTGTGCAAAACAATGGCCTTGCGCT